GCCCGGCGCGGCGCGGGGGGCGCGGGGGGCGCGGGGGGGCGGCGGCGGGGGGGCCTGAGGGCCCGCTTCGGGGTGGTCGGAGGGGGTTAGAGTGCCCGTATGAGTCAGCCCGAAAGGCGGGCCGTACCCGTCCTGTCCGTCATGGACATGGTCCCCGTCAGCGCCGGATGCACCCGCCCCGGCCGAGTGCGGGCGCGGCCCGCGCCCCCCCTTTTTGTTAGTCAGATGCTTCTTTTTTGCTAGACAAATACTTATATCGTCTAGCTCACGCCAGATACTATAAAGGCAATTTCTTTGCCTAATTAACACAAAGATTACCACGTCTTAACTAACATATAAGTTATTAGCGTGGTAATCTTTTATTTTCAAGTTCTTTTTTTTTTCGAACAAAAACAAGAGGCCACTCACTATAAGTGACCTCTCATTCTTATTTGATTTACACATTAAGCTTGCGCCGCCTGTGGATGATATTTACGTAGGTAATCTAAAACTGCTACAATATCCTTTTGCATCTTCTCCTCGTTTCCGTAACGGAGAGATAAAGGGCATAACTCGTAAATTTCTTTTGCGAGTAAACGCTGATTATCGTAAGTTTCTTGCCATTTACCACGTATATCTTTCCATAAGAAGTGACCGACTTCTACCGCAAACTTCATACTGTTTTTACTACTCGATAAGTTGAAGTAATTACGGAAGTCATCTAGCTGACGATTGAGTTCAGTTTCTGGAACTTGTTCTCCACCATTAGTTAGCGACGTTAAGACGATCATTCTTTTGATTGTATCGGGGACGAGATAATTGGTGATCCGTCCCAGCAGTCTCGTAAATACTGATGACATAAGCGTTGGCCTATTGGTTTATCGAAAGTTAAGCATACCATTTATATCAAGAGACGAGATAATGATAGACCTTACTTACGAAGAATCACCGAAGTCATCGTAGAAGACACCCAAATGGCTTTTGCATCATCACCAAGATCGGCAATTAATGCATAGCCTACCGCAAGATCAGATAAATGATGAGTAACAATCGTGAATTTAATTTTATCACCATGGTTACGGATCAATTTCTGAAGATGTGGTTTATCAGGTAAATCTGTTTTCAGTGTTAACGTAATTGGGAGTTTGACCATTTGTTTTTCTGCTTTATTATAATAGTCAACGTGAGTTCTTAAGCAATTGTTCTTAAGCACGTGACTGTCTACTGCATACTTCACTTCACCTTCTTTCTTACCGGGTTGTTTCTCGATAAGCTCATTAGTGATATCGGTCTTCGTTAACTTGACGGTTTCAGTTGTACCTAGGTAATTACGTAGTAACTTCATCGGATAATCGTACTTCACCATCTGCGAAAATGAAAGATGAGCAGGGTTATATTCTTTTGCTAAGATTTTACGATTCGGAAGCAATAATGTCTTCTCCATCTTATCTTCGCAAATCAACTCTACTTTATCACTCATGATATCCTGGTAGATTTCAGGGGTTAAGAGGTTATCTAAACGACCTGCAACTACAAATGAATAATCATGTTTGCAAATTTCATTATACGCCTTCTGAACTTTTTCGATGACAGGTTCAGGTTCTTTCAGGATAACGATTGACATGAATCCATCTGGTTGGTTCATGCCAAAGTCTTCATCTGATTTACCGTGACCTAGCGCACCCAAATAATACCAATGGTAATCGTCAATAATGTTATTTAATTGACCGCCACCTTGTCCACCGATAAAGTACCAGCGATTTCGTGAAAATAGGTCATGATAATCGACTTTCACTTTTTCTATTCCTGATTTATAAATAAGCTCTTCATGAGTCTTACCGTACTGTTTCATGGTACTACCTTTATTGGCTAAAGCATCAACCAGATCATTTCCATAATCACCACTATGGCCTTTTACGAATAGCAGCTTAAAGTCATCAGCCTTAGCTGCTAATTGCTCGTACTTCGGATAGATCCGTTGAATATCAGCTTTAATCTTAACAGGTTCACCTTTTGAATTCACCCAGCCATTATTGACCCACGTGTTATACCAGTTGGTTAATGCATTAATCGAGACTTGGCTATCCGTTAAAATCGTAACTTTATCGAAGTTTTCTTTTAACGCAAAATCCATGCCTTTTTCTAATGCCATAAGTTCCATGGCCACGTTATCAGTAACACGTGGAACTGCAGTACCAAACCCATTAAATTCATCAATCTTTTTATAGACCGATAAATCATCACGTTGGACAAACTTCAAATCTTTATACCCGTACTGAGTAATCAGATTCTTTTTCTGAGCTTTTAATTCAATTGGTTTACTTGAATCATAAGTATAACCGTGAATACCCCAACCACCATAACCGGGGTTCGGGTTCGCACTGCCATCGGTATAAAGGACAGCAGAGACAGTAATCGATTCAATCTCTTTCGTTTCTTTTTTCGTACTCATAATCATCTAAATCCTTCATTTGAGATCCTTCACAAATGTTGGGTTAAGATAATGAGCATTCTGATATAAATACTACTTGCTTTCGTTACATCGTTAATGCTTTACGTGGTAGCCTGACATCCTCAAATTAGTGTCTAGAGAAACCACGCTCCGGTGGTAAGCAGTCACGAGTATAGTCTTTGATCAGATCATCGACTCTATCGTTATGCTCACTAATTCTATCCTTAAGCACACGAATGTGTCTTGTTAACATCAAGATAATCTCATCATCCGTAAACTTCCCATCATCTTTGATACGAAGCTCAGGTGGAACTTTGACTTTCTTGATATACATCTTCGGTCGACATGCAGACATGCGATCACGAATTGAAGAGTAGTTCGTGTGTAAATAGGTTTCAATCACCCCTTTTAGGTATTGATCGTACAACTCGTGATACGATAGCATGTCATTAATGACTGCTTCACGAGACCGTTTATCCATCTTCGCAAAATCGAAGCGACGGATTTCAGGTGGGGGTGGTGGTGGAAAATCATGCCCACGTGATACAGGCGGGAATCCGATGTAAGGACCATCAAATTGTTGACATCCAGTCGTTGTAAGAATCCCTAACGTTAATATGATTATTCCGAGTCTTGAGAGAGATCTTTTCATTGCAACTCCGAGAGACGATCGCGTTTTTCCGTTTTCTTCTGCTCAACCGGTTTTGGCTTAATAGCAGGTTTCTTTTCTACCTTTTGCTCTTGTTGTACCGGCGGATTGATTGGCAGGCTATGTTCATTTTGACGCATACTCTGGGTTAATTCGTTGATCTCTTCTTTAAGATCATGAATTTTCGTTTCGAGTTGGGTCCGGTCTGTCTCGAGTTTATCGGCGTGGAATTGGCAGGTTTTTAAAACACTTTTAGCATCGTTAAATTGATCTAAGTATTTTGACTTCTCGGTTTCAGCTTGCTGTAATGCCACTCTTAGTTGTGAGTTATCAGCACGAAGGCTATCGATATCATCGAGTTTATCGTTGATATAGAACCATGAACCCGCGATTGCAATACCTGCAATCAAACAAATGCGCGCAATCATAACACGTCGCTCTTCCTCAGAATTTTTGAACACATCAGCCACAAAAGGCCAGAAGAAACGGAATAATCGGAAGATGTTCAAAATCATCATAATTGATTTAAGTTCCTCTGTTTAATTATAATCGTTATAGTCCTTTTGTGGATCTAGTACAGTATACTATTATTACGTAATAATTGTCAAGGAGTAATTACCCTTTATGAAATATTCATTACATGCCTTTATGACACTCAATGATTTCATTGACAACACCCGTCATAAAGATTCTCCACTGGGAGAACTCTCCGCTTTAGGACGTACCTATGCAACCGACTTAGGTTATTATACAAAAGACGATGCACCAGGTGTTCGTCTTGTTTCATTCCGTTCTAAAACGGATGATACAGCAGATATCGAAGTCCCATTGGCCGTACGAGATCTCTGCATACGATTAGGGAAATGGCTAGAGGCTAAAGCTAATGATCGTACCATTTCTCAAAATAACGTGACCAATAAACAAGCCATCGTTGCAGAATTCCAGCAACATATTAAAGATGTTAACTTGGGTCGTGTGGTTACAGTTAAAGGTATTTACCTACCTCAATTCATCGAGTTTAAGCTTGTTGATACAGCGACTTACAGCGATAGCCTAATTAAAATCTGGTTCTCTGATCCAGCATTCAAATCGCAGTATCCATATTACGAAATCAAGATTATTCCAATTGTGGATAACCTTGATGATTTCTTCTTAGATGTAAACAGTGTTCAACGTATTCGTAACGAGCTCAATCTTGAAACACTGCACGATAAAGTAAACCGCTTACGTGAAGATAGTCCATTTACGTTACTTAAAACCTATAACTACCAATGGAAAGGTGATGTGACTGGTGATGGGATTAGTATTCCTTGGACTGTTCTTATTTATGGTGGTATCGGTGAGAACTTAGATATCATCAAAGATGAGTTAATAAAATACATCTTAGCGAATAGTAAGAAATCTCGTGCTGAATGGGAAAAGATCTTCCCGGATTTATTTGTTCCAACCGAATACGTAATCGCTCCAGTTTGGACGATGTCTTCTGTACCTGGTTTCCGTACTATTGCATCCATGTACAGCCCAACGATTCGTTATAAAGATGCAATCCCATTTGCGAAAGAAGCCATGAAAGGTTACGAGGAAGCTCACCTTAAAGCTAACCTTGAAATCAGTTCTTGTCTTTATAAATCAATTGGGTTATTGATCTGTGGTAACGCCATGAACCGTTTAGCCCCAATTAGCTTCTATGAGAAATATCCTCAGTATGCGTTAATTGGTTCTCGTACGGATGATTTCAACCGCATGGATAAACAACATCAGTTAATGGTACTTAAACTCAATGAGTTATTATTAGCTGCTGAGAATATTGAACCGGATACGGATACAGGTCTTAACTTGACTAAAGTAACCCGTAATGGTGTTCTTTATGCTTCTGTGATGTATGAAAACATCCAGTTCCTCTGTGTAGCTCGTCATAACTACACCAGTGGTAAATTAAAAGGCACCAGCGAAGCATTGGTTCGTAACCGTCGTGCTGCGGTAACAGAAGAAGCATCTGAATAATCTAAGGAGATAAATGATGGCATCTAAGATGACCCCTCCTTATGGTGTTTCTGGACATTGGGGTCTACGTGACCCCTTTGTAGCGAAACCAGGTAAGATCTATAGCTGTAAAGAAATCCGTAGCTTTAGTATGCTTCAGCTCCAAGGCGTAAACGTCTATGAATCATACTACATGCCACGTGAGCTCAGTAAAGATATCTACGAAGCAGATAGTAAGATTTTCGCTTCCATTGTTACCTTATTAGGTAGCGATGGTGAACGCATTTACGTACCCGATACTTACATCGATAAATATCCTGATGTTAGTGGTGATATCTTTAAACGCTTTATCTTAAGTTGTGATCTTGGTACATTGCCAGGGAATACGGATGTTGCTCATCTTATCCCTAAAGTCAGCGATGCAGTAGAAGGTGCATTGGGTCGTAAGCCTACTGTATTGACTCATATCGCTCCACTTAAGAGTGATGACCTTACGCCAACTGAACGTACTCGTGAAGAGAAAAGTCGTTTGAGTAATGTACGTGATACTTCTACTACTTACGGTCAACTTCAAAAGATAACTGAAGATTACGGTAACCTTCAGGCTTATTGTCTTACGTTACAAGCACAGCTAGCTTCAGGTGAAAAAGCACTGACTGATAACAGTGTAGCAAATCAGCGTGCCCTTGAAGAGAAGAAACGTGAATACGATATACTCAAAGAGAAACACGCACAACTTGCCATTAAAGATGCGAACAATGAAAGATTGATCGCCAGTCTTCAAAGACGCATCAAGGTGCTTGAGAATAAGATCACCTCATCTGGTTTAACGATCCCAGAATAAATCATTCGGACATAAGCAGAGGCATCATTAAGATGCCTCTTGTTTTTGTTGCTGTTCTGATTCTACGTAGAAACATGTCTGAAATCTATCCAGCCAATGAATCTCGAAAGCAGGTAAGTGGAGATATAAGAAAAACTCATAAACATCGGTTTGTTTAATGAATTCTTTTGCTCTTCTATCTGTCGCTTCAAATTCCACATCTGATAACATGCGTGGCCACCACATTCTAAATGAGGGACGCAATCCTTTATCTAACGTCTCATAATGAAGCTTCATCCAATCATACCAGCGATAGCAGAAGTAATCACTATAGTACTTACTGATGTACTGAAGGTCAAGTTTTTCATGAGGCATATGAAGGATATTAATTGATTCAAAATAACCCATGAAATGCTCAGAGAGCACTTCTTTTAACTCATGATAACTCTCATCATCAAGACGACCATAAGGTACATTAATCGTGAGTTTTTTCACAACCGATTGTCCTGGATGATTATCTTCAAGATAGTCATTAGTTAAAGGATAGATATTGTGCATCAAAAACGTAATAGGAGAGTCTTTAAGCAACGAAATGAATCTATCCTTATAAGTCCCCCACCAAGTCGCATCATCCACTTTAGCGGTCGAATAAAGCACGCTATCGCGCTCTCTATTAAAATACTTCCCTTCATGCAATAATATCACACCCGCTTCTGGAGCAAAATGTGATAGTTCAGCATAACGCACATCAAACAGCATATCAATATCAACAAGTAAATGTCTTTCTGATAACGCCATTGGATTATTGTCCTTCGATTAACTCTTCGATCTTATTTGCTTCTGCATGAATAGTGGTTGCCGTACGGCTGTCTAAACCATAGATAATAATTGGTACGATCCATGGATTCGCCACAAGGGTCTCTGCATCAACCGTATTGATTTCACGATTTAACTGACTCATGACGGATTTTGATTTTAATCCGCCATCCGTTGGACCAAGATTCATTGATCTTGTTAGTTCAGTGACTAAATCAATAAAACCTTGTTGTCCAAGATAAAGACGTAGCTCAGTCGTGATCTTAATGATAAAGTCAAGACGCGTACGCTCTTTTTCTTTTTGTTCAAGTAAGACTAATACCTGGCGAAGACCAGCTGGTGTAGTCAGATTAGATAAGTAGAGTTGGTTAGATAACCAAGTAAGATCTAAGATCTGCTCACGGACTGATTTACCTTGTTTTAATTCACCGAAGCCATTTCGTTCAGTGCGATTAGTGTTAGCTTGTAAAAAGTAAATTGACAGTTCACGGATCTTATCACGTAGACGCTGATTTAAGAAGTCAGCGATTTCAGTATAGTGACTTGGTGTTAAAGGTTGACCTGTTTCGTCATTGATCATGGTAGCACGTTCCTTTCATTAAATATCGTTATCGATATGACATGCTTTCAAGTAGATACCGGCGACATCTGCCGATTTAACTCGAGAGCTGTCTTGGTATGAACTCATTTCGAATTCACCAGTTTCTAATAAACCTTTATACATGGCTTGGTAGGCTTTCGAATCCCCACCACGGAACTTCATGAATTCCATGACGGTTTTCTCTTGACCTTGGGAGAGTAACGCTTGTACTTCCGGAGCAGAGAAGGATGAACCTTTCTGGTGATCGGCGATCTGGTTAGTACGATCATCGAGTTTACTTCCGTCTTTCTCATAAGCGATCCCTTTCTCTAATGTCTGCGCTTGTCTTACAATCGGCATTAAGAAAGTCCCATAAGGAATATTGGTTAACATCGTTTGACCCGTTTTACCGTCAGTGATATAACAACGTTCAAAGAAGTTGTGCCCCCATTTCTTCGCAATAGCCAGATTACGTTTTACGGTAATACGACTATCATCTAAAGTGGGAACAACCAAAGGAATTAACTCGCGTGGTTTATCAAGATCTGGAGTTTCAGAAGCGCCATTTCTTAAGCGTTCGATATAATCTTCAAACTGGACTTTGGTCATTTTCGTTACTGTATCAGCCCAGATATCGATTGATTTGTTTTTAGGATCAATTTCCTTTAACATCTTCACCGCTGTTTGGATGAAAGCTTGGCGGTTGCTCATCTGATTTATCCTCTTCATTTAGGCAAAGTGTCATGACGAACTTCGTGTTACCTTCTTCCGCTTTTTCAATAAAGAAACGTTGGGTTAAGGTTTCACGTTGTTCACGGATAATGATCACATGGGTAGCACGAAGCCAGGCATTTTGGTTACGTTTAATATACGCATTCCGCTTATGCTTAACAAAGTTAGGCTCAAGTCCTTTAATTGTGATCTCAGGATAAAGTTTCTTAATTTCCACCGCTAGAGCTTGCGCTTCTTTATCTTCACTTCCATAAGAAAGTGTTAATCGCTGCGGATCTTTTTCTGCCTTACCTTTGATGACACTTAGGACACCTTCTTTTACTGCATGATAGTAACCATTTTCAATAAACTTACTTGGGAGTGCCAAATAAGCATTGATATAAGAAATCGGTTCGTGTTCCATGATTTTCATTATCCTTTCTAATTGTTTCGTTTTAAATATTGAATAAACTAGAAACCAAGAAAGGGTAAGAAATCCTCTTTCAATAAAGTTAATAGTTCATTTAAGTTTGCTGGTGGATTACCACCATAACCAAGGTATTCGTAGATATAACGAATTTGGGCTTGGTCTGATTCAAGTGTTCCGATATAATCAACGATATAGTTCGGGAAGAGATTATCGGATAATCCTTCTTGTCTATCTTCGATTGTATCGACAACATGATCGATTATTTGCTTCATAGTCATATAAATCCAAAATGTTTTAATTATTAATTCTAAAATTATTTCGAAATATAGCAATGAAACAAACTGCATTTAAATTCTTTATAAGTAAGGGCAGTTTTGCGGCTACCCTTACTATCTTCTCTATTCATCTCTTTTATTTCGATAAGAATGTCGGTTTATACTCACCTGTTGCAACACGAAGTAAGTCAAATCCACTTAAATACGGTTTCGCATTTAGTTCTTTCTCTTCTTCGATATACAACCAGTATCCGCGAGTATCAAGTACCTTATCCCAATCATAACCTTTATCGATGACATTTTGCTTGATCTCTTCAAAAGTCATGCGATATTTGTTGCCGATACTATCCTTGTACATGTACATGAGCGCGATTTCACATGAAAGTTCAACAGCACGAGCTAACTTCTCATCTTCATCTAAAATATCACGCACTGTGGTACGCATTAATACTTTATCTGGATAGAAATCAACCGTTGCACTATGACCTTTACGTGTCACACCTAATCCTTCACGAGATGCGATGATATCGTAATGTGAAAGATTCCAAAGTACACCTTGGGATTGTGAAACGATGAGTTGCATTGGGATACCTGATAAACCAGATTTATTGCGTAGACCATGGAAGGTCACTTGCATTAAATCAGTTTTACCATCCGTACTACCATGTTCTTTTGATGGGTAGTAAGGACCCGTACGATCACTGTTATAATAAGGTGCAGATTTAATAATCTCCCAACAGTGGTTCGTTAAGAACGAGAAGTTCTTCGGTACACGTTTAATATCTTGACCTTGACGCATATACGTTAATTTCTTACGTTCTGGTTTATTGGTCATATTAATCGTGTCATCTACGTGTGCAGTTGTCGCAAGGAAAATCCCTGCACGTCCAACGAATTGAGGTATCTCTGTAATCATACGAGATTTCTCAAGACCTGCACGCATGAAGTAATCGTTGACTTCTTTGTCATCGATTTTGTTTTTATCCATTTTCTCACGAGAAGCACCGGTACGGAACTCACTCATGGAGTCAAGACAGATTCCTGTTGGATAAGGCATAGTTAATAATGTCTTACCGTCGTGTTTAGAGGCATCAATAAATGGCGTTGTACCAATTTGTGATTTCTCTTTTAATTTCATCTGAGCGAATTTCTTCACGCCATTAAACCAATCTTCACCGTCCATATCAGTTGAGGTGGTTAAAGAATAACGTGATTCATTCGTATAGAAATCTTCTTTAGCAAGATCTGGATATGGACTTGCTAACTGTACCATACGAGAGATAGAGAACGAGCCTTCTGTCTCATAGGTCGAAAGTGTCATCGCCGGGTGACGTGCTAATACACGAACCATGACACTATTCATAATCGTAGATTTAAAAGTATTCCCTTCACCAATGAATGCGATGAAAGGCATAATTCCACCATTTAAGATTTTCGCACCATTTTGACCATTTTCCCAGTTACCAGTGATAACGTCAAAGATCGGTGATACGTTTAATAGTGGACGAAGCGGGGGTGCTGTATCGATGAACTCGTTCATCGTCATTGGTTTAAAAGCCATAATAAAAAGTCTCCATAAAACGAGTCTTATAAAAATAAGTTTGAGTTTGTTACATATAGACAGCAAGGTTACTATCTATTTTGGGTAATCACAGAACTTTTGGTGAGGCAGTAAGGGTATGGTAAGGATAAATATGACGAATATCCTTTACTAGCATCATCCTATTTTAAACTGACGAGTTATTGGGTGGTGTTTATTTTTAGTACTAAAATAATAAGGTAGTTATTGAGATATGACAGTTGAAATTGTTAATGAACCTGCTATCGTTAATGTAGAGCAGGGAAATCCTGAAGAGGTCAGAGAACCTCAAGGTACAAATGCTGAGGAAGCAGAAAAGCCTGCTGAAGTAGTCGATGTGAATTCTGATGAGCCAGAAAGCACAGCGGAGGAGAATAAAGAAAAGCCTGAAGAAACAACAGTGACTGAAGAAGTCGAACAACCAGAAGTAACTTCTGCTTTAGCACGTGTTGAAAGTGATTTAGATAGTATCCGTAAAACTAGTCCTATTCTCTATCCTATCCAAGTGAACCATGATAGTGGTGAAAGTGAAGTAGAAGCAGTTGCAGTAGAAGCCTTTACTCAATGGATGCCAGGTACGGATTTCATGAACTCGGTTTCTGAATTCTTTAAATCCTTTACCAATAAACTTGGTGAAGCAGCGGATAAGTTATCTGAGTTAGGCCAGAAAATCAAATCAGATTTCGTTGGTGTAGATGATAGCGGATTAAGTAAGTTATCTCGTTACGTATCGGGTCGACAATACTTTGCGATCAGTAAAACCGCGAAAGTATATCAACCCCATCAATTAGGTGTGGATTGGTTGACTTATGCGAATTGGCTAAATGATGTTACTGCGATTGTAAGTAGCATTGATCGTGATCTATTGGCACCGATTGCTGAGTACTTAGGTCGTGCAATCAATAAACCAGATAATCTTTCTTCTATTGGTTTTAAACCTAAATATCAAGAAAAAGATTACGATGCGATTAAAACTCAGATGAAACGTATCTTCTCTGGTGCAACCACTGAGAAAGTGTATTTCGGTCGTGCTTTTAATAACAACGGTGATGTAGAACAGTTCCGTAAAGTAATGCAACAAGTATCTGCTAATACTCAGTTGTTATTACCTGAGACAGTTCAGAAATCTACCCAATTGATTCGTGATCGTGCTAACCTAATTGCTGATGGAATTAATAAACCGGATAGCAAATACGTGTTGAATAAGAAACAATCTGAATACATTTCAGAAGTGTTATACTTAACTGCGCAATACGTCACACTTTATAGCGTGGTGTTAGCATTAGTAGATGAATTCTACATCTGTATTAAAACCACAGCTGCGAATTTAAAATAGCAACAAAATTAAGAGGGGACTCTAGGGGACCCCCGAGTTTTGTTTCCCCTATTTTTCCTTAACAACCTCCCAGACGATGTTACCATCATCATCGATCATGTGACGTGGGTCTTTACCTGCACGAATAATATCTTTATGGAACTCTTTCCAATCCTGCTCTTTATAATCTTCATGTCGAGCAGCGATTTCATCAGTACCAAACTGAGCCGCCAAGTTTTCATTATATTTTGGTGGTGCAGGTGGGTTATCGATGATTGGGTTTCCGTTAGCGATATCATCACGGCGTTGTTGTCTAAGAAGACGGAAGGTTTCTGCCGCTTGTTCGTAAGCTTTACGATCTTTATCGCCTTCTTCTTTATCTTGAGCTGATTTGTGTTTATATAGCTCTTGTTTCTCAAAGCCATTGAGAAGTTGCATATAGGTAATCGATAAGCCTTCATCTGCTAACCAATCATCACCCTTACCTTCAATCTTCTCCATGTATTTGAGTCGACGTTTCTGAATCATCTCAAGACGAGAAGGAATATCTTTCGTCTGCAGTTCAGTCACATCTTCACTGATCATGTCTGAGGTTAATTCGCGTGCCATGATTTTATTCTTTCACTCCATTTTAATTTTTATTCTATTTTGAATAAAGTACACGTTCTAAGTTCTACTATCTTGTTCTATAGGTATTTATGATCCTATATTATCTACATGAAGAAACGACATAAATCCCGGTTCTTCACTTTGCAAAGTCGTTCCTTATTATGTGCTCATTAATCTATACTTATACATGGTATTAGTATTATGCACAAATGTAAGGGTTCTATTAATAGAATAGAGTAAGTTTCCTATGGGAGGAAATCATGGAAAAACCAACTTGGTTAAGTACTCAGCTTTTCAAGTTTAGACTTAACCGACTACTTAAAAAGTTGAATCGTCCTGATATCAATGGATATGAGGAATTGGTTCTCATGTGTGATATTATCAACTTGATGTATGATTACATCGACTGTGATAATAAGGAATTGGATACTGTATTATACACTGAAACGAACTACGAGCTCATTACTCGTTTCAATGCGATTTATGATCAGTTATCTGAATTCATTCATTTGATTGACATTATTAAGAATGGTGGGCGTATCATGACAAGTGACTTCCGTGCATTACCGAAAGAAATCAAAGTTCATGCTGAAGATTACTTCGTCACGGAAGGTCGTTTCGCATTTCGTCATGCATTACGTCTATTGTGGGTGGCTGCTAATAATTTCATGCGCAGTCATGCTAATTCTCTATTAACTTGTGAAGATAAAGAGTTGGCTTATAATAACACGAATAAACTCGTGGGTCGTTTAGTCAATCTCATCAACCCGATGTTGATTACCATTACCCGTGTGGCAGAATTCCGTGTGGGTCGTTTTGAATCTATCAAATATAGCAAATAGGAGGCGATAACATGTCTAATCAGAAAGAAAGCGATTTGATGTCGCTATTCCGCGATCCAACTTACCGCATCGGTGAGAGTAAAAATATCTTAACTTATATGATCCGCATGATCATGATGAAAATGAACTTAAGTTATTTAAACTGGTTCATGGTCAGTGAGCGTTGGTTAAAACGTAAGTTTGGTGCGAAGAAATATACTGGTGATCATAACCAGAAGAAACTGTTATCTCGTATTGCAACCCATCGCGGTAATCTTAATAAAGAAATCGCAGGTGATAATGCAACAATAGCAGTATTCCAGAAATTCACCCAAGCATTAGGTGCAACGAAGGTTACAATGACTGTTAAACTTGAATTTGAAGATGGTCGTCGTGCTGTCACTGTTGATGCAGTTTATACTAACTCAACAAATGAAGTCGATGGATTATTGGAAGATGAAGTGCAAATGGATGTGACGCCAGGTGTGACTGAAGCTGAGATGGCTAACCCAGATGGGTATGAACATCTTGGTCGTGGTCGTTATGAGGATATAGCAGAAGGACGTCGTCCAGAAGGCTACGTTCCGAAAGAGCCGAATCATTCGGCTTAATAAGAGGGTACCGAAAGGTACCCTCCATATTTATCGTTTTCTTTTTTATTTTCACAACAATAAAGAAAACTATCATTTCATCATATTATCGGAAAAAAGTTATGAAATTATCAAAATCGTGATTTTGACATATCTTAATTATTTCAGTAATATCGTTTCTGCAGGTTCCATGATCACTTTCACATCTTGAAGGTGGGTTACCATGAAAACTTGTGAGAAATAATGATGGTCAACCATTCGTTTAATCAAGTTATATAATCGATTACGATGTTGTACTGAAAGGTGTCCTCCTACTTCATCGAGATAAAGTGGGTAGTTCTCTAACTTCAAATACTTCACCAATGTAATACGGAAAATAAAGTTGATTAACTCTGTTTGACCAAGTGAAGTTTCATAAACATCATCTCGTCTAATTGCATCTTCACCAATCACTACAGGAAAGAGATATTTCTTCGTAAAATCATCTTCTGATTCGATATCAATAATAATTGGATACGTCCAGACTTGACTCATCAAGTTATTCATCTCTTTAACAAAATGACGAATAAACCCAATCACTGATTTCGCGATGAGTCCTGTTTTCGGATCAAGTATCTGCATCAGTTGAGTATGAAGATCAATTGACTTCTCAATCCCACTTCTATTTTCCTCATGTGAACGAATCACAAACTTAATTCCTGCCTGATGCTGGATTCTATCTTGGCACTCATCAATCTCAGCATTGATATTCTTCAACACCTCACTGACTTCCTGATGAAAGAGTTTAGTCGTTTCATCTTTAATGAAATTAGATTGATTCTCAACAAGCTGATTGACTTTATCTAACTGGTCAGTAAATTTACGCTGCAGTTCAATTGCATTATAAATCTTCTCAACAAGTGCACGGCGTTTATGATATCTAAATGAAGCTTCATCGTGTAATTGAGTTAACTGTTCGATACGACCAACCAATTGAATATACTCAGGTGAGGCTTGTGCTTTCCCCTTCTGAATCAATGCAGCCAATCCTTCAAGTTCCGTTAAGACTTTACTCACTTCAATATAAGTTGGTATCTTCGCAATCTGTTGCTGAAATGCACCAAGATAAGCTTTAGGATTATCGTGAATCAATCTCATCAATGTACCAAGACTTCCATCGTTAGTCATGGTGGCTTTAAGATATTCACTTAAGCCATGCTCATCTGATGTGACTGTTAACAAGATCGTCTCATAATTCTTAAGGTTAACCTGTTCAAACTCGACTTCTTTTGTTAACGTATCTATACTACCAGTTAGTTCATTATCTCTTTGGATAAGTTGAGATCTCACAAGACTGAGACGTTGAATTTCTGCATCGATATTTCCTTCTTTGAAACGATGATAACAGTTAGGGCATTGGGTTTCAGGATGTTGGTTAAGATGCTGGAGTTGTTTATCGATTTCACCAATCTTAAACTGAACACCCTGTTGTTCACCCCGTAACTTCATGAGTTCGGAGCTCTTATAATTAACCTGTTCTTTAGCCTGTCTATAGGGAAGACTAAATGGTTGGAATGCTAATAATGCATCATCAATGTATCTTAACTGATTATTATAAGTTTGATAAACTTCCGTTAAGCCATCGCCACGACTGAAGTAGGGATACTGAAGAATCACTTTGTATTGATCAATTATATTCTGATCAAACGAAGCAAGTCTTGCTCGGTATTCATCGTAGCGACGTTCAAGTTCTTCGATATTATCTTCACTATTGAAATCAAAACGATGTTTCTCGTCAGTCAGTTTAACAAGCTGTTCTTGAAGCTCATTCATCTGAACACGGTCTTGTTCAAGTAACTCACTCTGTAGCTGGTATCGCTCAGTAAGATTAATACCGCCAATCCCTTCACTTTCTTTTATATATTTAAAGTAAAGGTTCTTAACCCGTTGAGTAAGATCATCACTATATTCAACAGGAGCTACTGGAACTTCGCTTCTTGGAAATTGTTTTAACAGATCCGTTAATCCATTAAATAGTTTTATGATATCAGAAAGTCTTTCCTCTACTTCAACGATTTCTTTATCATCGAGTAACTGAAGATTAGCTTCTGCTATTTTATTTTTGATGTTCTTTAACGCACCAGTGTTATCACGTTGTCCAGCACGAATCTTATCCCAGAATTTCATCACGAAATCACTGTCCATCCCAGAAATATCTGCAAACCAATCCCGGCGTTCTTTTGCTGACATTTCGGTAAATAATAACTTGCCTTGCAATACACGATGATAAGCAGGTGTATAGTTAAAGAAGTTCTCTACTAATTCGTACTGAACAGTTAATGTCCCACCGGGGTTAAGTTCTTCTCCATCTTTAAGGAAAGAATGTTTACCAGGTCTTTTACCCTGAGAAGTTAAGATGTACTTACTGTTATTATGCTCAATAACAATCTTCTTATACCCATCTGGTAAGTAGTCATCCATATTAGCAGGTAATGGCGATAACTCATTAAAGATAGATGACTTACCTGCACCATTGACCCCATCGAGTATCGTGTGTTTCTGGGTAAAATCATATTCAAAGCTTTGATCTTCTAAGAGATGTAAGCGATGACAATGATGTAAAATAAGTTTTTTGATTAACATTGTTTGGTTTCCTTATATAAAATAAAAATAGGAATCAAAACATTTTCTACTATAGTGGTGATTTTGAAATGACAGAAGAACAAGAAAAATCAGGTTATATGGGAATTGGTGTGGTAGCAGAGAATGCTATCTTAGGACATGAGGAATTACTACATGTTGCACCTCAGGACCAATTACCAAATATGCGTGGTCGATTAGAGTTGAACCCGCAAAAGTTTACAACAAAAGGGGTGGATAGTCGTGGTAAAGCCTATCAATCAAAAGTGGAAACAGGTTCTACTGTTACCGCTAAATGGCTGAATGAGGATAGTAACCGTATTACCCCACCTCAATTAATGAAAGGTGAAACAGTACACCTCTATCGTTTTAATGGTGATGAAACCTTCTACTGGAAACCGACTAACCAACACATGAATAAACGTGTGCAAGAAGTCGTGGTAGAAGCTTATGCCGCTAAACCAAAAGAAGCCGCAAAAGAAGAAACTCCAACTAACATTAAAAACAGCTATACTCGTACTGTAGATACTGCTAACGGTTTAATGGAGATGCGTACCTCTAAAGCCAATGGTGAGAAAGCGGCTTGGACTGTTCAGATGAATGGTAAAGATGGTAAGCTTGTTATCTCAGATGGCGATGGTAACTTTATCCAAATTGATAGTACACTAACCTGTATTGATATCCAAAATAAAGATCGTACCCATATCCAGTTAGATAAACAGGTGATCAATATCCAATCTGATAAAACCATTAACATGAAAACGGAAACGTGGAACGTAGAATGTAAAACATTTAACCTGAAAGCAGATAATGTTAAATGGGAAGTGGGTAGTAAGGTTGAGATCAAATGCCCTACTATTGATCTTATTGGTCAAGTTAACATGGGTGGTATGGCAGTTACTGGTAATGGTGGTTCTGGTAACGGTAGTGTGAAAGGGAATATGGATGTCCAAGGTAGCCAAACTATCAATGGTAGTCTCAGTGCATCCGGTTCAGTTAGATTCCCATCTGGTGGTGAATCAGGACACATCCGTGGTAGTGGTGACTAGAGTCCATCTAGTCCCTTATCATCTTGGAGGATTTTTATGTCAATATTACAATCGCCGGAATTTTATACATTGATCGGAACGATTGTTTTTGTGGTAGGTCTTATGGTCTTAGATATAAGATCTAAACATTAATCAATCTTAACTGTGGGGTTTTGATTAACGTAGATGTTTAGTCATAACGAAATCGTAACACTATTATGCCTCTTTAGTTGCTTAGGTGGTGTGATCATTATTCACTTCATTTTAGATATCTTCTCTAAGAAGAAATGGGTGATGTCACCTGATACTAAGATCTGCTACCATAAGCTTAAGAAGAAGCGTAAACATAAGAAAAAGAAAAGGAAAAAGAAATGACGGGTTTAGTCTTTAGTTTATTTATCATTGCGGGACTATTCTTAATCGGGCAATATGCACTGATGAGTATCGTGATGACAACATGGTGGGCAAAGGATGAATATCTTAAACCTGAAAAGAAACAAGGATCACGGGGTGGAATGAAGCGCCGCGTTGGTAGACATGAGGATAAAGATAATGGGTAGTACATTCACTTTAGCATTAGTGATGCTGATGTTCATTATCTATACGGTCGTAGGTGGGATGTTTGCTTTAGTATGGGCAGTAAGATCCATCCTAAGCCTTATCCTTCAGACCGGAAGATACATCACAGATAAACTGTTACCAGGTTGGCTTTAAGATGATTATTTGCGCATTTAGTGGGTGTGGTAAATCAACCCTTGTTGATAAATACAAAAACGTATTTGATTTAGATAGTTTTGGTTGGAGTCAGAAACCTGATTTCCCTGAGAACTATTTACATGAGCTTGATTTATTGATCAGTAGTCCAGCCTATCAGGATTATGACTTTCTGATTAGTACACACCCAGAAGTATTACAAGGTTTACTTGAGAGAAAATATCCTTTCATGTTAGTGGGTCCTGATTCAAACGTGACTTATGAACAGTGGGCAGGTCGATGGAATCGTGAAATAGATGGTGATGAGTTTAAAGAGAAGATGCGTGAGAACTTCGATAAATTCGTTAAAGACATCAATACTTTTGGTGTCAATCACGATACTCAGTGTTTATTTGCTCGCTTACATGCGGATGAATATTTAAGTGATATCTATCTTTCGATGAAACAGTACTATAAAAGTACTTGGATTAACTACGTATTTAGAAAGTAAGATCAATGAGCTATCCTTCGGGATAGCTCTTATTTTGTCCGATCTCTTTTTTTTTTCATCATCCTAGGGAAAACCATGTTTATATTTTCAACTCATTATTTATAGGGGGAATGGTTATGGAATTTTTATATGAACCAACGGATTACTATAAAACGGTTCGAAATCTTGATATACCAAGTCAATGGAAAAAGTATACTGGCTGGTATTTAAGTCGAATGCGAGATATCCCAAGAGATAAAGCAGAAGCGTTTTTAGATTGGGGTGTTAAGAATGGTAAGATCGATTTTAATGATCCTATCATGAAGATCTTTAGACGTGATGACATGAGTGACCGTTTTAAAGATACTTGTACATTAACTGAATTCTTAAAAGAGGTAGAAGAACGCAACCTTATTATGGCACCGACGTTAACTTGTTATGCGCCAACAGAAGAACAGGTGAGTGAAGTGAGTGGTTATACTGAGGTAAAATACTACGAGCGTGCTCGTACTAAAAAAGAATCTCAGATTGCGAAGAGTTACGGTCGGATGGATGAGGCCGTAACTAAGAACAACAAACAGAATAAACTTAAAGAAGATATTAACAGTATCTCTGGTTTATTAACGATTGGGAGTACACCACTTGCTAACCGAAGTGGTCACTCTACGTTAACATCAGTTTGTCGTACGGCAACAGCATTTACGAATGCTTCTACTGAACGTTTCTTTATGGGTAGACGTCACTTCTACAGTGGCCCTATTGTACTGGAGAACATCGTAACGGTTTTAGCTGAAGTGGATTACGATGAAGCGAAACGATTAATCGATAAATATAATCTTCATTACATCACCGTAGATGAATTATTCGAAATGGTGAAATACAATACGGATACTTACTACAAGTCTCAGTATTGGGATAAGAAGATTTATGAGTTCATTGAGAAATTAACGGATCTTGAAAGAACGATCTATCTTTATATGGGTGATTTATTTCATCTTAAGAAATATAACGATAGTTTTGTTCGTGGGATGTTTGATAAGATCTTAGCTTTCAAAGATAAAGAACCTTTAAGCTTTGAAGAGACTCAAGCTGAACTTAAGTTGATTGATGAGTTCTATGAACCGTTGGTGACGATTACAGTTTCTCATTACCTTGATGGTAAAGGGATTAAAGATAAAACACACGAAGATAAAGATTACTATGGTTATATTGGTGCTTATGCAAGACACATGCGTAATGCCTTATATGAATATAGTGATTATTTCAAATTCTTCATGGTGAATAAATTTATTCCAGCTGAGACAGCGTTATTCCCATCTGTTATTCGTAAGAGTGTATTAGGTGGTGATACTGACTCGGTATTGTATACTGTAATGCAATGGGTAGAGTGGTACAGTGGGACTATCGTGGTAAACAGTGAGACGAAGTTACCGGGTTGTTTGTGTGTATATTTAATTAACGTGATTACTCGTCATATTCTTGCGATGGCTGCGGGTCAGATGGGTGTCGCGAAGAAATACATTCACAACCTGAAAATGAAGTCTGAGTATTACTTCGATGTATTCATGCCAACCAACCGTACTAAACACTATCTTTCTATTGCAAGTATCCAAGAAGGGATGGCATTAAAACATCTTGAGGAAGAATTGAAAGGGGTTGCATTAAAGAACTCTAAAGCACCACCTGAATTGATTAAGTTATTCCATGATGAAGCAGTTGGAATTATGGAATCGATTAGTCGTGGTGAGAAGGTTCATGTTAATCAGCTCTTTGATAAGATCGCTCAAGAAGAAGCTAATATCTTCCATTCTATTATGCGTGGGGATAGTCGTTTCTTAACAAGCTGTACGGTGAAAGCTAAAGAAGCTTACGTGAATCCAATGAGTAGTGAATACTTCTACTATGAATTATGGCAACATGTTTTTGCTGATAAATACGGTGAATGTCCAGCTCCTCCATTTGTTGGAGTTCGTATTAAAATGAACCTTCCAAATAGAACGGCGTTAGATCTTTGGTTAAATAATATCAAAGATGAAAACATTCGTAAGAAGTATATCGACTTCATGGAGCTACACGATAAGAAATCTGTTGCTTCTGTTATTCTTCCTGCTGATGTGGTGGCAAATATCGGTATCCCTGAGGAGTTCCGACCAGCTTTAAATACCCGTAAAATGATCTTCTCTTGTTTAGAGCCGTTCTATATCTTACTTGAAGTATTTGGGGAATATCGTGTTAATCGTTGGTTGACATCTATGGTGTTAGATGAAAGACCGGATTTAATCGAACCACAGTTCTTAGCAGACTGGCGTGCCGATAAAGACGATACACTTGATGCGATTAGACGGAGTACGAAAGGTCAGGGTGAGGAATATGAATCGTGGGATAAAAAATTCTACATCGAAGAGGAACAATCTGATGAGTCGGAGGATGTAGAAAACGATTCAGATGAATAAAGGGCTTTAAATAGCCCTCAATCGACGTATAAGACGATTTTCATGTATAACATGAAGAATCGCATTGACTAATGATGATAATGGCTCTGTGGTCGATTCAGAGCCATTTGACTAAACTAGAAGGAAGCTTATTATGGCTACTATTACATGGCAACAAGACAACTGTCGTATCGTTAGACTTGACGTAGGTGATATATACACCAACGAACGGGGATTTAGATTTCCTGTTCTTGTTAAGCAGTATTTATTACTGGCTGGAACAGTAAAGATGAATATCACCCAATGCAATGAGGGTGGCAATCATGTTCATGTCCTAATTCCATCTAACATTAAGCACGATGTTATCCCTGTCGTACTCAATGCATATAAGCCATGCCCAAGTGAGTGGTGGGATGTAATCTGCGATAAAATTAATCCGAATAATAGAGTTCCTGATATCAAGGAAATTGAGTATGCAGTGGACCAGCCGCAATTATCAGTTATTGATGAACCAATGTTTACGCTCAAAGATATTATTCTTACCGGTCTCACTGTTGCAGCAGCAGTCTTTGGTATCATGAGATAAGGATAAATAAAATGGCAATTAGTATTTTCACTAACCGCGACTGCCAGATCCTTCAGCTAGGAAAGGGTGATACTGTAAAACTTGGCAACAACACTCTTGTTGTTGCTGAAGGGATCAAATATCTCTTGACAGTTGGATATCATGTCAGAATTATTATAGATGATCATAAAGATATCGTTGGTATCAGTAAAATCGATAAGAACTCTGAAACAGCGACTTATTCCATTGAGTCAGAACCCGATCCAGAAGTATGGGGTACATTAATGGACAATCACCTCAGCCTAATAACTGGAAGTGTCCACTATACCTATAGAACAGATATCATGGATCGTATCCTTAATACTTATGCAAAAGGTGAGTTTCCTACACTGAGAGGATTCTTATTTGGAATGATAGCGGGTATTCTTGTTACAATCCTTATTTATTCCTTAACTTATTAAAATCGGAGCACAATTATGGCAAGCACAAAATTATCAAGCAAACACAAGTGGTGGATCATTAAACTTAGTAAAGGTGAACTACTTTATCGTAACAAGAACAATGCAGTTTATGCAGGAAGTGATGTAGTAAATGGCGTTGTTCGAAAAGATGGTTATCTTCTTGTGATTGATCACGATGAAGTTTATATTAACCAACGTGAATATAATACTGATGTAATCGATGTTCATACTAAATCAAAAGAGAAACGCAGTAAAAATGCAGTATTTTATTTTGATGAAGTACCTGATGCAGAAAAATGGCAGAAGTACATTCATAAGCATCTTAATGCGATAAGTGAAGCTAACCCAAAACTAAGTTCTAAAGATCTTGAGTATCCATCGATCAGTGACATTAAAATTGCAATTGGCCAGAAGACCCCAGAAAAAATTGAGTATGATCCTTTTGATGGTTGCCCTAAACCACTTAAATATGCTGTGGTTGGTATCGCAGCTTTATTAGGTGTAGTACTGGGTTAATAGATATTCGGACAAAAGTAAGAGGCATCTTTACGATGCCTCTGATTATGTTTGGATTACCACTTAGTATGCCAATTTGGCTCGGCAGATTCCATTGATACTTTTGTGCGTTCAACTGGTTCGCCTGAAGCTTTAAGGATTTCCTTAGCTTGTTCGATGATACCAGATGATTCCATACCAAGACCGACAGGCATTGCTGCAATATGGCGAAGCATTGCTGGGTCTACGGTAGCGGTATAAGACTCAAGGGATGGTGAGTTGTATTTATTGGCTTTCTCTAAACCTGGCTCACCTACGCAGTCCCACGTGATGATAGAAGTCGTATACTTCTCAAGACGACCATTTTGGAAACGGTCTTTCGTAAAGCTACGAACTGAGAAGCAAACGTTCATATCTGGGTCTGCGAATTTTTGAAGGAGTACGTCGCGATATGGACCAGATGGTTTTACTTTACCACGGATACCAATATAGCGATTACCTTTAGCATCTTTTAAAGTTGTATCGATTACCACTTCTTTGATTGTGTGCGATTCGAATTTTTCATCGATACGCATCACACGTGCTACGTACTGTTCTTGAGTCTGACCTGGTTCAGGCATCGGGTGACCTAATTCACCGATCAAACAACCCTTACGTAAACGGCGAGCAAAGATACTATCACCGTTTAAAAGTTGTTGAACTGGATCTTGCTTATAGACGGCACCATAGCTATTTGGGTATTCTAATGCACCCAAAATCACATCATACCAGCCTTGTGCATCAGGTTTCAATGTTCCTGCTTTATTCACACCAAGTAGTACTTCTGAGTTTAGTTTAATTTGACTCATGAGTATTTCCTACTTTCTTATTCTTTAATAAAGGCGTTTATTAGAGATCGATTCGATTCGTCTTCCTTCATGGAAGAGGAACTCATCTTTCGTTATCTTTTCCACTTTGATATTATCACCTATTTTAGGGATAAAATCATACCCACCGATATCAAGTAAATTAATCCGATAATAACCCGGTTCGAGATCAAGTCCTTTAATAAATTTCGTCTTACTATCTAAGATGAAATACCACGTATAGTTATAGATCGACCCATTACGTAAAAGATCAATACCGATATTAGATAAGAATCCTTTACCGATAATACTACCAGTATATTCACGGGTTTTCACGCTTGATGCAATCAACCAATGTTCATCAGTATAATTGACATCAGGTACAAGATCTTTTGATGGTTTAACGGCAAGATCATAATCCATATTATAAATAAAGATAGTATTATCTCTTTTACTATCAAAAGCATTAATAAGATACCCACGTCCGATGTCACCAAAACCAAGCATACAACCTAGTATACTTGATGAGGTAGAGGTACGGGGGATCGCTCTTGATTCACCACTGACTAACTTAGTCGAGAAACGAGGAACGAAAGATTTGATCTTATCGTCAAAGGAGATATGATAGAGTGGGGTATTTTCGCTACCCTTGATGATGATCGCCATCTTGGAGAACTCGTCTCCATAAGCGATTCTGAGGCTCTCTACGAGCGATTCATATTCAGTCATCTCTCTATCCTCAACTTCTCAGTACTTTTTCGATACGAGTCATTTTCTTAGACTTATCCGCAAGTGCAGAAGTGAGTCCTTCCTCGAAATAAGAACCCATTAACTTACTATAGGTATCCACACTACCTAAAGATACATTTCGAAGTGGTACCCAAGATGGTGGATTAGTTTTGATATCATCCATGGATTTTAATTTATCACGATACATGAACTTGTCATTCTTCGGATCACGTGCAATGTTAGCCAGTAACATCTCAAGTACCTGAGGAATATCGATCAAGTTCTGACCGATGTAGTAACTATCCTTACTGTAGATATTTAAAATATCAAGATAGCTGAGATACCACGGAATACGTGCTAGCTCAACAAAATAGTTATACATGAAGTAGTCTAATGTTTCATCCTTAACGATATTTGTATTAAGGACTAATGTATCGTAAGCGTCCAACGAAAGTACTCGATAAACATCATCTTGATAAGTGAATTGTTTCATCTCAGCAATGGGAATTGTGATCATCCCTGGGATGGACAAGACAGCATATTTATTCGTTTGTGGATCGACTAAGGCAACGATACCAAGTACCGTTAAATCTTGGTCAAGTTTAGCGAGCTTTTTCGTTAGATAGTTTTCTGGATAGATAACATCAAGCGGTTTCTTAACGATGATACGATCGTCTTTTGTTTCTTCTAGTAACCCTAAGATATATTTAGGATCACGAGTTAAAACCGATGATAGGGAGATATCATCGGTGATATCATTATAATTCATAGATAGATATCTCCTCTATTTTTATTCTGTTTTATCACTGTACTTAAGACGTCTGACTGCTTTTGAGTAAACACGGTATACACCATGGATACCACGAACAAGACTGACACTGACATCACTGATCGTTACTTTAAATACATCAGATATCAAACGTTTCATATTACGCAGATGATCACGGTTTAAGAAACTTTCATCAATCCAATCATCAATATCAGAAAGACATTTCAATGATAGATCAATATTTCGTTCAATGAACTTACTTGATGGACCAGTGATTTCATAACGCTTCATGATTTCAATTAAATAATTGATATCATCTTCAGCAACATGGGCCTGATAGGCAAATGGCATCAGCGTTTTACTTTCTGCGATCTCATCATGGATAACACCAAACTCGTTATTGTGGTATACGAATCGAGTTGGTTTAGAACCAAACAGCATATAGGTATCATCCATCGCCGCTGACATCATTTGAGCAACACCATGATCAGTCATAAGCTCAATGTTTCTTGCTTGTCTTAAAAAGTCGATCATACGTAGGGTTGCAGTTGCATAAGCATCATAACCATTTCGTAGATCTTTTGCAGTATATTCCGCTTTCTTCCCGTCGGTTGTCTTAACTTCAACATTCCAGCCAAGTTTCGTGAGTTTCTTCAGTTCAAGGAAAGAGAAGGTGATCTCACGTGACTTACGGATATCACCAATAAGATCCGTAAGATCTTTAATCGTCACCCCTACACCAAGTTTAGCGAAGAGTGCTTTGATTGTTTGCTTAATGTTCTCAAGGAATCGTTTTAACAGCGCAATGATATTTCTGCCGAAATTCTTAAGACTTTCGCTCATGCTTTCATTGGAAATGTCAACATCAAGTTCAGTTACAGACTCAAGTGCAATGGTCGTATTATCAATGAAGTGGTCAAGTGATGTCACCTGACCAGCCCAATTACACTTTCTTAAACTAGTCATGATAATTATCCTAGTTTAGTTCTCACTGTTGCGTTAGCTAAGATTTCTTTGACTAACTCATCTACAGCTACGGCGAATGTTGCAACTTGTGGATCTTCTTCACCAGTTGCTTTCATTTGTTGTTCTACTTTACGGTAGAATGCACCTAAGGTGTAATGTGATAAACCGATATCTAAGATCAACGCTTTAGTGAAGTCGTAGATATTGTCGTAACCTTGCGTTGGGGCAAGTGATTTTAAGATACGGCCAGATAGGTCACTATAAGAGAAACCAGTTTCTGGGATCACGGTACCTGGTTGTACAAATAACGCAACGAAATCAGAAGGTTCTTTCTTAAGTTCTTCAATGAACACTTGTGGGAACAAACGGATGTAGTTTGAACGGAACGCGGCTTTTACTGCGTTGATTTGTTCATTGTAAGCACGGTTGAATTCATTTGCATAGCGCTCAGTATTTTCAAGTAAGTCATTAATATTACCTGTTGAGCCTAATGCTACTGCACCTAATACCGCATCTGCATTACCACCTTGTTCAAGGTATTTTTCGTAGTTCGTTTTATAGACGTAAATCACGTTAGTGTTTTCATCTTTAAATGCTACGACTTGACCACCTTGATCAACTAAGTTGATTTGGTTGACGTAACGGTTTAATAAACCACCAAGTTGTGCAAATGTTTCAGATAAGTAATTACGATATTGAACAAGTGGAATGTTTACAGTGCCATCGATAACATCGTTAGCTAATAATGAAGCATGGATGAAATATAATACTACGATTTCATCAACTAATTCACTTTGTTGTGCCGCACGTAAACCTGTTGGGACGATATTGCCATTTACAAGGTAACGAGTATAAACATCCGTTAACCAGTTAGATGGATGACGTGCAATCATATCCACTAATGCATCATCCAATGAAGTATTACCTGATTTTAGAAGACCTACGATATCATCTTCATTACGATCCATAAAACCAGATTGGATAGTCACATTTTGAATCTGTGAATTTGCAAGTGGTGCATGACGTTGGATGTATTCTAAGAAGGTTTTGGTTTTGTAAATATCAGCAAACTCAATTTCTTGAATATCAGATACTTTATAGAAGCCTTCGTTATATTGAGCGCGGATACCGCCTGCTACACGACTGATAAACGGTAACACTTGGTTACGTAATACATCAAGACGTTGTAACAATGGTTTTGCATAAATTTCAGCAACCGCTTCTAAATGTTGGCCATGACCTGATTGACGTTGGTAGTCTTTTAATTGGTTTGCATCTAATGAAACCGCAACACCGTTTTCTTCGATAAGACCTGGCATCGTACGACCCAATAAATCTTGGAATGTACCCGCTTGGTTAAATACCACCGCTGTACCTTGACGAGAGAACTCTTCGGTTAAATCGTCTGCTAACTGTTTTGAATAACTTGTTAACATCTTACGCGTTCTCCTCTACTGGGCACACATCAAGGTTGTTCTTGATAGCAAGTGCAACTGTTTCTTGGATACGACGTTCAGTGTAATCACCATCTGGGCATCCGTCTGAATTTGGAGCAGGTTCAGGTAACTTTACACCATTCCCCTCTACCTTATACATTACAGCCGTCACTAACTCAATAATGTTAGCGAGTGTGTAACGTGTGGATTCTAATTTGTTTACCATTGTTTTATAACCTTATTGATCAGTTAAGATTAATGTTTTTACTACATTCGAATGTGGTCTCTTAAGAGACCGGCTAAGTGTCGACATAAAAGCCAAGGGGGGGGAAGGGAGTAGTCGCATACGTACCAACACACGTTGCTTGTTATTTGTTATCGTACGCATCTAACGCTCGTTGTGTCACTAACTGCAAGAGTGTAGCAGTAGTTCCGATTAACTCTGGGGAACCCACAATACGATCCGAGATAGAAGCATAACCAAACATAGCGTGAATCGGTAATCCTGACTCGGTTTCATTCTTACCAGTAAACACACGACCTGTAACAGATTTAAGCTGATTGCAACGTTGTATTCACGTAGGTCGTTAATCTACGCAGTTCTCTTATGAACTTCCCAACCTTTCGATTGGATACTAGACTATATCAGTACGAATATCTTCGCACCCTCCTATTTCCATTTAAACGATTTACTTACTCGCTCAAAGTAATACGTACCACTTGGCTGTAATGGGCGTAACCCCAATAGTCGTTGAACTCTCCTCCCAGTGGGAGTTTCAGCTGCGGATTATCCATTGTTCATCTTGAATTCTTTTACTTTACCCAAGGCATTACCCTTAGCCATCACTTCTATTGCTAGAGTGACTTAGTGATCCAAGCTTTAGGACTTCCCCGTCAATTAATGGAGGTTTCCAGCTACTACAGTAACTGGGGCTAATAATTTAACCACGAGCTTATCACCACTTGAAAACCCTAGGTCAGTTTCGATGTAGATACGGATACCTACTTGACCTTCTAGGACTTCTTGTGATTTCAGTTTTAATGGCTCATCGATCTGTCCTGTCATATGACGTTTATCGGATAACTTCATCTTCGTTCCACTGAAACGATATTTCATGATCTGGTTCACCACCTCTTTAATTGAAGGTGAAAGATCATCTTCATCGCAGTAGTAGAAGCAATCGATCTTAATCACTTTACCTTTATATTTTGCTTTAGGCGAAATCTGAGAAAGTCGTTTTAAAATATCTAAACTACTTCCACTGAAATACCCCGCATCAGTAAAGGCTTGGTCTTCGATCAATACCAAACTATCATCGATATCCACTTCATCATTTAATTTAACCATGTTACGTAAATTATCCGTTGCATTCACAACAATAACGCGTTCTTTTACGACTGATGACTTGAGCTGTTTTGCAAAATCCATCGATACGGCTGAAGAGTCTTCAAAAGTATCATTTGATTCCACTAACATGACTCGTGCGTAAGTTTTATCGCACAAGATCACTTGAGTAGGACAAAGGACATCTCGTTGGAAGAAAGCCTGGTTGAATACCAACACTTCGCCCTTCTTGAATTTATACCCTACATCGCGATCGCATTTGATATCATGGCGGAAGTAACTTCCTTTTGATGAAGCAATCGTTACACCAATCTCAACCATCTCTTCACCGAGGTCATCTTGGTTATAAGAAATAAGAACATATTTCGGTCCTTTCTCTTTAATAACCCCATCCCCTTTTGCTACGTAAGCAAACTTCTCATCGACACGATGAGCGAGAACATTTTCATATCCAGTTCTTACGCAAGGTGGCATTGCACCCCTAATTGGGATACGGTGAGAGCTCTGAATCCCACTAAATCCGACCCTTTTCTGTTGTGAATATTGTCCTTGTAATCAGCTAGCACTTAATATATGTTACTTAAACTTAACTGATTGTTTAAAGGAATTTGATATGAAAAAATTACTTAATACATTTAACAGCAAAGACTTGGCGGAAGTCAGTACCGTTCCTAGTTTCTATCATATACCAGGTACAATAAGATACGCACTCGATAAAGATGGTCGAGTGTACTCACTGATAAGAAATCGTATCTTGCCAGAAAATAAGATTAATAAGTCTGTTAGATATAAGACTATTAATTTATCCCATGAATCTGGCTATCGTATTTCCTTCCCTGCTCATCGATTGCTTGCTCTCATGTTCCTCAATGATGGAACTGATAAAAGTAAAATGCAGGTAGATCACATCGATGGAAACCGTTTCAATAACAAGCTCGATAATCTTGAATGGGTTACCCCATCTGAGAATGTACTTCGCTCATTTAGATTAGGTCTACGTGATAACAGTGCAGTGTCTGTTGTTGTTTACAATCCCAAGACTAAAGAAAAGAAAGTATTCTGTAGTCTGGGTGAAGCTGAACTGGATCTCCAGTTACACTACTCTACAATCTCGTCTCGTTGTAAGCACGAGGGTAAACGCATATACCCAGATGGTTATCAATACATGTTTGGTGATAAGAATACTGTATTTCCGGATATCAATGAAATAACCGATAAATATGGTCCCGATGCACCCGTAGTAACTCGAAATGCTTTAACTGGAGAAATACTCCATTTTAAAACATCCAAGGATGCATGTATTGCACATTCTTACTCACCAGCTATGATGAGTACGTATTTAAATGATGATCGACAATTACTAACTGAAGATCTTATTCAGATCAAGCCAGATGATGAAACACCATGGCGTGAAATAAAAGATCCTTATCTTGATCTCAAAGAGACAAGTCAGTACCAACCTGTTACAATCACTGATGTGGTGACGGGTAAACAGCACCATTTTGTATCGGCAAAACGAGCCGCTGACTTTGTTAACATCTTAGATACCACACTTCACTGGAGATTAATCAATAAAGATGCAGGTAAGAAGGTATATCAACCTGGTTATACATTTAAATATTACGATGGGAAGTGATAGGGCTTCCCTGGGGTTTATGTTGTTAATTTTCAGTATTAAGTAATTTCCTATTCCTATGGGACAAGTATTCAAGTGGACTATATCTTATCTAGAATAATCTAGATCCTTCCGTTTCGGTACTTGTACTGGATGTACGTTCCCTACTCTACTTGTTTATTCGTTTAGATGTATCTAAACTATACTTTCGATAGTCTCTGCTCCTTCTTCCCTTTATACGGATGATAAAGTAGGAAGCTTGGATCAGGATTGTATCCTGGTTATATACTTCTCTTTCTTGTTACTATACCTAAGTGATTAGCTTAGCCACTTACCTATTACTAGAGTAAGTTTAGTAAAAGAGAAGACTAGATAGTTTCCCTGAGTTAGAAAGGTTTAACGACAACCAGAAGATCGTCGTGAGTACTAAATGGCGACAATAAAACAGGTGTTGAGAAGAGCTGTGAAGCATCTAACTCTTGTCCTGGTTTATGTTTACCAGCAGTACCCAATTTCGTGTCGAATCGTGGGTTGGCAGCAAGGAATGTAGTAATCCCTACATCAGAGCTGTCTACGGTGGCTTCAGAGATCACACCCATATCACTATCGCTATATGTACGAGTACGTTTTACCATAGAGCGTTTAGAGCGACCACCTTCACCGGTAAATGTGACGTTTTCTTTTTCTTTCACATTTTGGATTGGGTTGATATCATCGATGATCTCCATAGATGGATCTTTAGAGAGCATGATCATGACATCATTTGGTGGCATATCAAAACGACGTTTGGTTGTGATAGGTTTGGACTTAAATAGACGCATGTGATTTACAAAGGTGGAATATACTGCACCTGCAATACGTTCGTATCCTTTGATCACCATGTCATCCATATTGATCTCATCTACGTAATGAGAGGTCGAAAGAAGTTCTACTGCTCGGATATAGAGTGGAACCATTTCAGTGGGTTCTTTCATGTATTCAAGCATCTCACGAGAACTATCATCGATAAAGAGGTCTTGGATAAGATCTAACTCACGTTCATATCTCACCGCTACGCCATCTTCATGTAGGATAGCACCGTATACTTCTTTGGTATCGAAATCAAGTGCACTGTATTGTTTTAAATAACGTGCATAGTAGTTCATCCCTGAGATAAGTAACTTATCACGAGTGGACATGATTGATTTATCAAATACCCATTTCTCATCAGCAAATCGAATAATCAGTTGCTTACTGTTACGTTCGATTTGTTTACCTGCTTCATATTTCTCTACAGGTAGTCTTAACATTTCAACTAGACGTGCAAAACCGAGTTCACGTGCTAGGATGAAACCGACTGGCATCAATACACCTAAGATTTTTACTTCAGCATACTCATCTGGTGCTTCAAGTAAATCCATCGAGAAGACTTCACTTACATCAGTTGGTTTATTTTTCACCAACCATGTATCGTCTTTTGGATTATACTGAACATGTTTACCAAATGATAAGATACCATTTTTATCCTGAGTGATCTTCGTAAAGTCAATCGTGTAGAATAGTTTCTTGTGATGGAAACCACGGTAACGAGACATCAGTGCTTGAATGATACGAGGAAGATCTTTAATATCACTTCTTACCGCACCATACTGAATATCCGTATAGATCTCTTCGCTAATTAAACGATCAACCTGAGACAATACCCAGTTGTCTAAGTTGTATTTCTTTTTATCAGACCGATTTAAGAAAAGTTTTCCATAGTAAGTTGTTAATGCAACACGATCACTGTCGATCTTACGGATAACACGATCTCGACGTTGGCTACGTAAATAAGTTCTCACGCCACCTTGTCTAATCGTACCGTCTTCGTGGACTTTCGGTAATTTCAACCTTACTGTAGAGGGTGATCCTCCAACAGGGGTAAACTGGATTACGTGAGTCTCCGTATCAGAGGCAAGGTTTGAAGTATCTTCGACCTCATAGTTGCTGACTAATACACCAGTCTTTTGCATTGCAACGATATTACGGGCGATATCACGTTTTAAATCTTTCTTAATATAATCACGTTGCATGTTCATGATCGTTGATTTAAGTAAAGACTTATCAGTTACCATTGGGATATCAGGTATTTCTGCATCTTCTTGGTTTAGGGTGATATCTCTTTTCTCATTGATAAACTCACCTAAGGTTTTCCCTTTAACAGGTGATTTCAATGTTTTATACGTCTCGGCTGCTTTTTCCCAGAAATCGTTTTGTTTCTTGGTTAAACCAAGTTCTTCAGTATACTGGGTGACTTGTTTCTTAGCGCCATGATCAACCAATGATGAAACAGGTTTAGCGATGAGCTCCTTCTCAGGGATCTGAGTTTGAATACCCACTAATTGGTTTACTTCAACAGGCGTGTAGTTATCTTTAATTACTGCAGGCTGTTGAACAGGATCAGAATGAGCAGGGCTAAGAGCAGAAGTAGCGGTATTAAGGTCACCGAGGTTAGCTTTGACAATTGTCTGAGCTTCGCTTGGTGTTCCTCCAGCGTGCGGCTGTTGGTTGACGCTAATAACGCTCTTAATTTCTGCTTCTGTTCTTGCTTGCGTAGATTCAGATTGTTTCTCCTCTACGATATCAGGTGGGATCAGAACTGTATCATCACCTTTATCTTCTAGGACTTCCGGATCTTGGAAGTCATCATCTTTTAATGTTTCTTCCGTATTGCTATCATAGATAACTTGGATATCCTTAGTTTCTTTCTCATCGATCTCTAATGGATGTGGAATGAAACTGTTAGCCAGTTTATCCTTCTCAACAATTTTTGCTAAGAAACGGAGGAAACGCTTTTGGAAACGTCTGGCGGTAGATTGAGTGATGTTTAACTCTTCACCTTCGATTAAGTCTTCTGGTGATTCATTATCTTCCTCATCTTCACCTAGTGACTCTTTTCCTGTTACCCATCTATCCAGCAATCCTAAATTAAGTAGGACCACCGTATTGCCATATAAACAGAGTAAATCGATTCGATCTAAATCTTTCTCTTGGATATACTGGGCAAAGAGGGATTGCTTCCTTGTATAAGGATCTAACCATTTCCAGAAATCAAGGAGTGCTAATTTTTCATAACTATCGAAGATCTTAAAGTAAGATCGCTTCATTTCGATAACAGCACGTTTTAATTCTGGTACTTTTGGTAATTGTTCAGGGACATGGAACATCATTAACTGATGACGATTAGTTTGTTTAGTATAATAACTAATCCCATTTAAATATCCCTTATATTTCGCTTCGAACTCAAACAGATGACGTCTTGGGTTATATCTAAACTCAAATCGTCTACCCATCAACGAGTAGTCCACAATCATATTCCATGGTCGTCTTTCTCTGAATGAGAAGAACTTACGTTCATTTCTTGCCCAGAAGATACCAGGGTTCTTTTTGTGGTAGGCTTTAATTGCAAGTCGATAATTAAAGATTTTCTTTTTATAAGGACCTGCAACAGCACCTGCGTAATCTGTATGGTGGAAGGAAACCTGTGCTTTCTTTCTATTCTTAACAAAAGGGGATTCTGGTGAGATACCAAAACTCTCTTTCATGTTAGGATAGAAATAATGCAGGATGGAAAGATCGATCTCTTGTAGATCTGCTACACGATTAACCTTTGGATCTTCCATCTTAACAAAGTAACGGATACCTTGCTGACGATAGACCTGTGGATATCTTGCCTCTAATGACAAGATCAGTTGGTCTTTATCTATATTTTCCATTACTCACCTCGTTTTGAACGGTAACCACGTGGTGGTGCGGTTAAACCTAAAGATGCTCGAGTTACGATATCATTTTCAATATCATAAGCCAGTTTACCAGTTGCACGAATCACGGAGATACGTTTACCAGCATTTCTATTAATCTCTTCTATTGCATCTTTACTGTGGATGAAGTTAGCACTCATTTTGTCCCCATCGAAATCAGCTCCAAGTTCTGGTAAACGAGATCCATGTGGAGACATCGTTTGGAAGAAACTCCCATTTAGAACTGGATATTCAAGTGCAAACTCGCCGGTTGGTTGTCCATCTTCATATTTCTCAAGACGGAACGATGGTGTTGTGGTTTTGACGTAAACATCACCGATATAGGAAGAACCATCTCCTGTTACAGGATAACGCGTCATTTCGACTTTCTTCTCATTAAGCGCTTTATGGCTAATTAAGTATAACCATTCGATATAAGTGATTGGTCTTACTTTATCTTTATCCCATCCATTTGGTAATTCAGTGATATCAGATAAGATTTGATATTTCTGATCATCTTGATAGATCAACCCAAGATAGTGGCCATTGATCATAATCGGTCTTGTTTTGAAACTATCTTTACTGAATGCATCGATAGTCGCCTCATTACCTTCTATTGTTACCCATCTGTCGATTGCGATATCATCTAACTGGACATTAGTTCGAGTTAAACGGGCTGGGTGAACAAGATAAGCATCACCATCTCTTGATGGGAATGAAGTTGTATAAAGACGATCATTTCTCATTAAATAGACAATGTGCGGAATACTTCCTTTTAAACATTGGAACAAACCGATGAGGATAGTATCTACCGTTGGGGCTGAAGGATCACCTAAGATATCTGCACCCATGTCCATGGATGAGATGACGTTACGTGTACCTAAGAAGAGATTACGTGCACCAAAGCGAGATTGTAAGAAACCTTTCTTCCCATCCAATAATGAAAGGAAGTAATCGTAAAGGTCATCAACGATCATCTGCATATTCAGACGAACGTTATTAATCTCAGCACCTTGAAGTGGACTGTTCTCTAAGCTATTGGCAAGACGAAGTAAACGACGATAATAGTCATTAGATTCATCTTCCGTGGTACGGCCATTTTGTGCGACCTGTAGATCACGTAGACCTGCTGGTAATACGAGATGGTTAACTAAGGTTAGCTGACCGCGGTATTTTTCATACGCATCGATCATTTGATTACGTCTTGCTGAAGTATTGCGTTTAAACTTCAGTTCGTTAATATGGGAGATAAAGAAGTGGTAACCTGTATCTGCACCATCATCGCCAAGATCAGCAGGATCAAATTCACCTGTCTTAGGATTCCAAATCGCAAATGCTTCACCACGCCAGATGCTCTCATAGTAACGCTTGAGTTGTCTGATCCAACGTCTTACAGTCGGATGAATCAACTCCGTGTTAAGTTTGATATAGCCAAACGTATAATCACGATTCTGGGAACCTACTTGACCAAATAAGATTTGGCTATAAAGTCCTCCAGGATTGAAATCTTCACTGGTGCCATCATATATCTCCGTCGAGGTAATACGAGGAACACGAGCAAGTCGTTCTTTTGTCGGGATTAATAGTTGGACATCAAAAGGTTTAATGGGTGTTGTCATAACTCACCTTTTATTCCTTTTACATCTAAGTGTTTTTAAATTTTTTAACGTTAAAAAGTTTAGTGTCCGATACTAGTTGCCTAATATGTGGACATAGGTTGCAGGCTATGTTTTCGACATTTTGCCTAAGCAAATACGGTAAAATGTTAACTTATTCGTTATATAAATAAGCCTTAATAAAGGAGTTTTGTTATGGCCAAAAAAGACGATCTTGATTTGGATTTTGGGGATGATGATTTAGATCTGGATAGTTTCGATCTAAGCTTCGAACCGACTGAAAAAGTCAAAGATGATAGAAGCCCTATCGTAAAAGATGCGGCACATGTCGCAGAAGGGGTGAAGAAAGCCGTCTTTAGTGAAAATTCCATGCGACTCTTATTGAAGAATGCAGCACCAAGAGAATTCAGAGATACTGCAGATCTGATTGGTGATACGGTCTATTCTGTTCAGAATGAATATGATAAGACCATGCAAAAGCTTGCACCTTCAATCAAAGAGTTTAAACGAAGTGCAGAGGCATTTCGTCGTACACTTGGTAATGCCATTCCAGAAGGAATGAACAAGTGGTTGGAGAGTAAACTAAAAGAAGAAGGCGGTGGTAGTAAAGGTCCTTCACAAGAAGAGATCATCAACCAAGGAATCGAAAGAACAATCCTTGGTGTATTCCAACAGCAACAACAAGCTGAGGGACAGGCAAGACAAGAACAACAAGTCATGCAAGTCGCTCAAGCGAAAACCCAGACCGATCAATTAAATAGTACTAATCAGGTGGTTAATCAGTTAACTCGATTAGTGAACTATCAGGAAGGGATTAACCTTGGTTGGCAAAAAGAGATGCTTCGTGTTTCTCTACGCCAATACAACGTACAAGCAACCTTATTAAAAGGATTCAGTGAGTTTAGTCAAAACGCACTAAACCAATTACAATCAATCGTTAAGAATACGGCTCTACCTGACTTAGCAAAACAAACTGATAAAGAAGTCTTAAAAGATATTTCATTAAGACGTTTCTTTGGTTGGAGTCAGAATACTCTACGTGATAAATTACGTGGTAATAAGCTAATTGGTAAGACGATCAAACATCTCTCTAATAAAGCCAACGACATGCTTGTTGATCCATTGCAAGAACTGATGGGTGGTTTAACCACTATCATGGATATGCAAGGTCAAGCCATGGAAATGGAACAGGAGATGGCAGCTCTTACAGGTGGTGCGGTTTCTGGTGACCAAAAAGAACTGATACGCCGGCAAATCATGCAAAGTATCGGTGAAGGCATAGGAAGTAAGTTCTTCGGTAGTATGGGGATGCGTCTTGGCACCCTTGCGATGAAGAATAAGACCATCGCTGGTGCAGCTGCGAAAGCAGGTAACGTTAATGAAGCGATTGGTGATATACTAAACAATTTCTATCGTAATGGCATCAAGTCAGGTGAAGATGGTAAACTTGGTATAGTCGGTAAAGGATTAAACTGGTTTAGAGATGCAGCGGATTTAGATCAGATTGTACAGCGTGATACGAAGGTTGGTGCAATCAACTGGCATACTTCCAAGAATCTTCACGACCCAAGAGCTTTCGATAACTATGCGCATAAATCGATTACGGAAATTATTCCGGGTTATTTAGCACGTATTTTACAAAGTAGCGAAGGGATTCGTACAGGTCGCATGCCTGATTTATTACTTTTTAGTAATGAACGTGATACTTTCGTCAGCAGTAGCCGTCATACCAAAGATCTAGCGGATACGTTATTTAAACGTAACAGTGATGTCTTAAACGGTAACCTTGATAACTTTGTTGAAAAACTAGGTGGTAAGGATCTTACTAGTGAAGATAAGATTCAACTTCGTAGAAACTTAGTTGACAGTATCCGTAATGGCGAGGGCATGGATCTTCATCGTTTTATGCGAGACGATGATAAGTTAGTGAAAGGTTTATCTTCACGTGGTCTAAGTCAACTTCGAAATGGCATCAGTAGTCAAGTTAAATTTAACGATAAAGGTAAGATTGCATTAGATGATAAAGAGTCATCTGATAATAACTTATATCTCTATCGTCGATTTGATCGTTTACGTGGTGATATTCCTAACTTCGTTGATCATGTTAAAGATTTAGCTCGCCAAGGTTTAGTTAATACCGATACACTGAAAGCCATGGGTATCGTTGCGAGTGATGGAAAAGATTCACATTCGATTGATACCGATAAACTTTACGATATTCTTCTAAGTGGTGATTATAACCAATACATTAAAGAAGATGTATCTACCCAAGGTGCAATTCCAACTGGTGGATTTAGAAGAAAAACAAAAGGAACAACAAATGAAAGACGCAGTACATCAGCTCCGTATATATCTGGAGTTACTGGTACTAGTAGTCCTATTAGTCCTAATGCTGATTATTTATCTGCCATTCGCGACAATACTCGTCACCTTGAACAAATTGCTCAAGATGTTAGTGCCTTGCGTACGCGCGCTCAAGGCGATCAAACAGCGAATAAGGGCGAAGATACTGAAAGCGTTAGCTGGCAGACTTTAGATGCTTCTATTAATATTCAGACTTCAGCAATCTTGAATAGTCTTGCTCGTATCAATCGAAATATCATTGATATGGGTGTGGGAAGTGGAAGTATCAATGATGATAAAGGTCGTGATATTAATTCTTCTGAGATGACGGATAGTCTTATCAACTGGAAGAAACTAAGACGTTACACCCAAGATGGTCGCGACTTTATTCAGCGTAAAGCCATGGGTCTTTATCAGAAAGCAAAAGATTCCACGAATCGTTTCGTGGGTGCAGTAAGAAGTAAAATATTTAATCCTTTATTTAATAAAGGAAGTGAAGTTAGAGAAAGCGTCTTACTTAAATTCGATTTATATTCACCTGATAATCTTAAAGAGCCATTAGTTAAGGCGCGTGATTTAGCCTTAGGTAAATACTGCGATATCAACGGTAAAGTGATCCGCAGTTTTAGTGAACTCAGAGGTCACCTCTGTAAGATGGGTGAGGACGGTAAACCTATCATCGTTGCAACTGTAGAAGAACTACAAAATGCGGTCGATAAAGCAGGGAATAAATTTGACATCAATAAGATCAAAGGTCTTGGTGCTAATATCCGTTCTTGGATGCATGATAAAATTAACCAGATCTCATCTAACCTTAATATCAGTTCACAGTTAAATCGCACTAAAGATTTTGGTCGCAAAGCTCTTAATCGTATCACTGATGCCTTGGTTAAAGATGTTTACGTTGGAGATGAACGTTCACCACGTATTACCGCTAACCAGTTAATTAATGGTATTTACTTCTGTAACGGAAAACCATTAAGACAAGTTCGTGATATCATTAGTGACGTAGTTGATCACGATGGGAATGTAATCCTCTCGTTATCTGAGATGCGTAATCAAGGTTTATTTGATAAAGATGGTAAACCTTATAAAGATGTCCTTGATAACCTCATCAGTAACGTTATCGCAAAACCATTCAAGTTCGGTAAGCAAATGCTTAAAGGCGGAATTGATTTCCTAGGTTCACTTGGTAACAAATTCAAAAGTTTATTCGGTGGTGTATTTGGTGGTTGGGGTGAAGGTATCACTTTCAATACGAAATGGACGAAACGTATCTATGAATTATTAGTCTGGAAGTTTGGTGGTCAGCCTGATCATCACATGAAAGATATTGCATCCGATAGTATCACCCAAGAGAAATCAGGTGATATCGTTAAAGATGCGAAGAAACGTGCTGAGTCACTGAAGAAACGTTTTGGCAATGCGAAAAACTTTGCTGGTTGGATGGCTGATAAAGCCAGACGAATGGGTGAAGGGTTTAATGTTAAAGGTGGTATTCAGGATTACCTGAAAGAGAAAGCTGAACGAGCTAAAGCTAAGAAAGAAGAACGTGAAAGAGCACGTGCTGAGAAAGCTGAGAAACGTAAATCAAGATTATCTCTAGATGGTCTTAAAGGTTTCGGTACAGGGATCATTGACCGCTTTACAGGTAAACGCCGTAAAGGTTCTTGGATGGACCGTGTTATGCAATACGGTAATAAAGATTCAAGACGCGGTATGATGAGTAAGCTCTTTGGTCGTAAAGGCGCACCGGAAGATGCGAATCAAGGTTTCTTATCGAAACTTGGCATGTTCATTCCGATGATCTTGGCCGCGATTAAAGGTGCACCTGCAGCGATTGGTAGTATCTTACTTAAACCGTTCCAATGGATTGGTGGTGCGTTAAATGGTGTACTGAAAGTCGTGGGTGGTGTTGGTGGCTTTATTAAAGGTGTACTAACAGGTAAAGGTACAGGTATTGGTGCAGCAGCAGGTAAAGTCGTTCATGCAGGTGGTAAACTTGTAGGACGTGCTGGATTAGCTGCTGGTAAGTTTGTAGCCAATAGTGCATTGCGTGCTGGTGCAGCAATCCTTGGTACACCAACAGGCTGGGCATTACTTGGTATTGCAGCAGTAGGTTGGTTCGGGTATAAACTTTGGCAGTACTATCGCGATAACTTCCAAGAGATGGATGAGTATCGTTTAGCGAGCTATGGTATCCACCCTAACAATGATGTTGGTCGTTCTAACATTATCCTTGCTTTTGAGAAAGAGATGGATAAGGAACTCTTAGTTGATCCGCAAACGGGTTATCTCAAAGAGAAAGAAATCGACATGAATAAATGGGCGGCATTCTTCTGGAATGAAGAAGCACAAGGTGCATTAACCCAAGAACAAATGCAAAATGAACAGTTGCCACGTTTTACCATGTGGTATAAAGAACGTTTCTATCCAGTTTATAAACGTCATAAAGAAGCATTATTTGCCATGATGACGCAGGCTGAACATGGAACATGGAGTAACATTAAGCAATGGTTTAAAGGGGATAATGGACGTGAGCTTTATAATCTAGAAGGATTAGAAGATGGTTATAAACCGTCATTCGTTCGCATGTCATTCTTAGACAAGGATAAAAATCCTGGTGTGCCTGATATCTATAGCTATACTTCATTACCATTCAGTGACTATGAAGAAGGCGGTGTCGGTTACGATCAAGTTCGTTATTATGCGGTTCGTGTAACGGAAGCATTCCGTGATGATGAGAAAGACATTGTTGAGGATCTTGATGATAACAAGAAAGATGGAACTGGAAATGGTTTCCTTTATGAAGATCTCTTTGCCAATCGCGATAAACTTATTGCTCAACGTGAACAATATAAAGCGGATGTACAAAGTGGTAATATCACGGTTAATGGTCAGGATAAAGACAATGCGGTTGTAGCGGGTAATGCTGATACTAAGGTAAAAATTAAAGTTGGTGATGGTGCAGAAATTGAAGTGCCATATATCGAAGCAGTTGAACAATACGGATTGAAAGATAACCGTGTAAGTAATCTACAAGCGATGCGTTTCATTGCTTACGGTTTACTTTATAATACAACCGATTACTTTAGTCGTAACCACATGGAAGTTATTCTTGAACTTGAAAAAGAAGTTCGAGAAAACCACATGCGTTCTGAATCTCGTGATGGGGCTCAGGGTAGTGTGACTTGGGCTTCTGGTGAAGATGGACTTAAGAAAGTCTGGTCTTTATTTGCCGTGAAGTTTGGTTATAAAGAACAAGATGAGAACAGCTTTAAGATTTGGGTAGAGTGGTTTAAACATCGTTTCTGTGCAATCTATTTTGGTTTACTTGCAACAGCTTGGAGAGATATTAAAGATTTCCGTGGTAAGAATGCAAAAGACCTTGATAAGATTGCGGTTGCAGATCAGATGCCACTTGCTAATTTCTTAATGAGTAAACCGGTTGTTGACATTATCAAAAATGAATCTGATAAGGTTAACGATACAGGCCGTATCATCTTCGCTGGTGTGGCGATTAATAATAGCCCTGATGCGATGAAAGAGTTCTATGAGAACATCAAAGCAGAGAAAGAATCTAAGCCTTATGAAATGCCTTTATCTGAAGAGAAGAAGAAAGCTCTCCAAGAGAAATGGCAGAAATACATGGCTGATGAAGAGAAACGTCGTGAAGAAGTTAAAGCTGCCTTCCAACAAGATACTGGAAGTAGTCGTGGCCAATATATCGATTCTTCGATTATGGCTGCTGACAATACCGCAGTAAGAAACGATAGTGTTGCAGGTTATACGAACAATGGTGCACCTTTGGAAGATGGTGGTGTTTCTACCCCTTCTTATGCGGATATGGCAGGTACTTACCAAGATAGTGGTTATAAACCACCCTCAGCGTCTCAACAAGAGATCATCGATGAGTACATTAAACTAGCTCGTGCAGATGGTATTGATGATAACCACATCGCCATGTACTTAGGTATGATGGAAGCAGAGTCTCAACTCAAACCTCAGTCTGAAAACATGAAGTACTCTACGGAGAACTTGTTGAAGATCAAACGAGGTGCGGAAGGTTGGCAAGGTTACGTCTCAGTACGTAATAAACTGGCTGGTATGACTGATGCGCAAATCGCAGCGATTGAGAAAGATCCTAACCGTCAGCAAATCCTAGGTAACTTATTCTACGGTGGTAGAATGGGTAATGGACCAACTGAAGGTTACATGTATCGTGGTCGTGGATTGGTTCAGATTACGGGTAAAGACAACTACGTCAAATATGCGAAACTTGCAGGTCACCCTGAAGTGATTGCAAACCCTGATTTAATGAATGATCCGAAGATTGCTGTTGCGGTAGCACACGCTTATGCTAAAGACCGTGGATTGTATCGAAAAGATTTCAATGGCATGGTTGCTGGTATCGTAGGTAGTACGAAGATCGGTGAAGGCATGGGTAAACGGATGTCAGCCTATAAGAAACATCTTGCTAATATGAGTAAGTATGGTCAAGGTGCTGGCATCACAGGTAATACTTCTGAAGACGGAACAATTACTATCAATAAAGGTGATACTGGTGCAACAGTAACCAATAATGTTCCTGGTATCGCAGGTGCACAAACCGGTGCAAATATTGCAAGTTCAGTATTGAATATGCAAATCCCTGCTGTTGGTACGAAAACTGCTTCAGCTAACTTCAATCCAGCTCAGTATGAAGATAGTATCTTAGGTGGTAAAGTCTTTAACCCTGCTCAGTATGAGAATGTAAACAGTACAGGTGGTAATGGTCAAACTTATGCACCATTACAAACTCAACCTGGACAAACTCAACAAATTAACCAAGCGATCCCAACTTCATTAGGTGGTCCGGTTAATAGTACGAGTGTTTCTCCTGCTGAATATAAATGGATTCAAATTGCAAGTAAAGAGATCGGTGTGAAAGAACAATCTGGTTCTGCTCATAACCCACGTATTCTTGAATACTTTGCAACTTGCAATATGAAAGGGGTAACCGATGAATTGCCTTGGTGTAGTGCGTTTGCTAACTGGGTTATTACTCAAGCAGGTATGCGTGGTACGAATAGTGCTTCATCTCAATCTTGGTTAGATTGGAAAGGTGGTCAACGTTTCAATAAACCGGTATATGGTGCGCTCGTTGTATTCAAATGGAAAACAGGCGGCGGTCACGTTGGTTTCGTAGTAGGGATGAAATCAGGTAAGTTAGCGGTACTTGGTGGTAACCAAGGTAACATGGTTAAAGTATCAGGATTCCCAACTAATGACGTGGTAGGTTATATCTTACCGACGGGCGTTCAACCTGTTTATGATATTCCTGAATATAAAGGGGATATGAATGTTTATAACAATGGAAATGATGCTCGTGCCGATACACGTGGCCCAAGCGTTGAGAAAGGTGGTAATAGTAGTGAATCTGCTTTAGCGGCTGTAACAGGTCAAGGTAGTACACAACTCGCACCAGCAAATCCTGCTGCGGATGTCGCACAACAATTAGGTAATGATACTTCTACAATACCAAGCATGGGAAGTAGTATCGCACCTGAGCTAAATGCGTTACGTTCACAAATAGGTACACCTAATACTACAGGTACTTCAGTACCTCCAGTAGATGGTAGTATGGCGACTGGTGATAGTACAGCTCAACCAACTGGAACAGATACGTTCAATATGGCGCCTACATCAAGCGCTCCTGCGATTTCAAGTCCATCTGATAATATTGTAAGTAGTCTTAAACAAGCCTTCGTAGAGGGCTCTGTAGAAGGCAATAAACTCATGACAGATCTACTCAAACAACAAGTAGAACTTCAGGGTATCAACAACGATACGTTAGTTCAGGTGTTACAAGCGATCCAAGCGAATGGTGGTGCTGTAAGTGGTGATAGTAATATGACACCAAGACAGCGTGAGGAAGCTGAACGTAGTCAGAATTCTCCTGCTAATCCAAAGCAAAAGATGACTGAGAACATGACAACAGGTCCTGTCCGTACTTCAGTAAAAGCTTAAGCTTATTAATTTAAAATGATGAGGCTACTTCGGTAGCCTCTTATTTTTGTTGTTCTATCGAATTTATAAGTATATATTATTATTTTGAAATAGCGGGTGTGAATCTTGCTATCTTACAAAGGGAATCATTCATCAAACTGAAGCCGTGACATAGGTGGAGGGGGGGGGGTTGTTATATAAATGCACTCCCTATATCCCC